AAAGCGATCTTCTCACCAGAGTCATCCAATTTCACATTCACGAAAACAGGGCCGAGCTCAGCAAGAGGGGTCTTTCCATCATCAGATGCCTTGTCACGACCATACGCTTCCTTGATTTGGAAGGCGGACTTGCCGGTGACAAACTTCTTCAGAGACTGACCACCCTTGCCAAGCAACTTGCCGAAGTCGCTCTTGTCCATGTTGAGCTCTCCGGTGAGAGGCTCGGTGTCAATCCACTTCTTTTCCGACGTTGGAGCGACCATTGAAGGCGCTGCTCCACTAGTCTGAACAGGTGCGAGAGACATGACTTTCGGTTTGAGGGTAGGTTCGAGTAGGTAGTAGTTGTATACGGATGCTAGATCAGTATGCGGGTTGAGTGTTTGTTAGGTTGGTTACAGCAATTTTCAAATTTGTTAAAGAATGTCTTGTTTGGATTCTTTATATTATATTGCTCTTTTTATATTATATTGCTCTTTTATATTATATTGCTCTTTATATGTTGCTCTTTTATACTAATGCTGTTACAATTTAAAAATAAAGATATAATTGCGAAAAATAATATGTCGTAAATGTTATGCGAGATTAGATATTCGTGCTACAAGATTTAATTAAAATCATCATAAATTATTATCTTTAATTCATGAATTAAATTAGAATCACAAATGAATACTTTAACTAAAGAATTAACTAACACGAGAATAAAACTAATTATAAATTAAATTATTTATTGGATGTTTTAAAAAAATCTTATAAAAGATATCCTAGAAGTTATTTAAATAAATTGATGATTATTTTGAATAATATAATATAAAACTAAACAGAATACTAATAAAGGATAAATTACATCAAATATCCAAAAATTTTCAGAATAATATAATAAATACTTTGTATGACAATATTTTTTTAAGAATTCATTCTTAGGTTTCCAATCAGAATTACTACTATCACAAAATGCTGGTAAACTCATTAAGATGACAACCGAATGAATAATAATTTGTAATATCATTAAAATGATAGCACCAATTATAATTTTATTCTTAATTTTACCATTTATGAATAATTTAATGAATCCCGCGATAATAACTAATTTAACTAAGACATTTAATCCACCCAATTCGGTTAAGTAAAAAGAAAAAAGATTCGTTGATTGGCGACATCTACTATCAAGTAATTTTTCCATTTAATATTGTAAATAAAAAAGTTTGGATTTGGTAGAAAATTTAAAAATTTGAAATTTTATAAAATGATTTTTTATATATGCCCATATTTATCTGTGAAGAATTAAATCAATACATCAAAGAAAAGTATGAAATTGATCTTTCCAATGATGATAATATTTCTACTAAGCCTTATAATCCTTATGGTTGCCTTTCTCGTGTATGGGATTCTGACCCTGAATTTGTTACAAACGCCGGGGGTTATACTGATCGCCAGTGTTCTAATTCTAAAAGCAATGGATTTCACTTTTGCGAATGCCATACTGTCAAATTCTTTGAAGGAAAATTGTCCTTTGGAAGAATAGATGAAGACCCCCCCGAAGAACCTATTATAGAAGATATAGATGGAAATAAAACAAGATATTATTGGCTAAAAGATTCAGAAGGAATGAAAAAAGATGATATTTTCTTAAAAGAAGAAAAAGAAAAACAGGAAAATTATTCAAAAAGAAGAGGCAGAGGAAGACCTCCTACAAAAAAAATTCTTTATAAAGAAATAGATTGGCAAAAATTATATGAAGAAGATAAAATAGATACTCTTCCACTGAATACATTGAAAGAATATTTACAAAAAAATAATTTATATCTTTATGGGAAAAAAGAAGAAATAGTAGCAAGAATTTCTGAACATTTTGAGAGAATAGATTAGTCGCTATCGATATTAATTACATTTGTTTCATTAATTACATATTGTCCCATAAAATCAAGATAATTCTGTGATTTAAAATCTTTTATCAACTTATAATTATATTTAGCGTAAGTATTCCCAAATTCATCATCTTTTTTTACTAATTCATCTTTTTCATAAATTTTGCAATGAACAATGCAATTTTTAAAATTCTTTGATTTAGCAAAGTTAATCAAAATACCATATTTCTTTCCTGTATTGTCAAGATAAGATAGTAGCTGATATTCATGAATTTTTTCTAGTTTTTCAACATTCTTAAGTTCAAATAAAGCATTAAAACAATTCATAAGTAGATCATATCTTTCAGTTTTATTCTTAAGGTATATTTCTTCACCAAGAATATTTTTGGCACTTTTTTGAACGGTAATTTCAGATTCAATTCTTTTATGAAGTTTAATCAATAAATTTTCTCTTAATAGTTCTTGATAATTATCTTCAGTATTATTAGGATTAAAAGGGTTTAAATTATAATAAGTATTTTGAAGGAGTTCAGGTAAAAGATTAAATAATTCTAGCATTTTATAGTTATAATTTTTATAACTTTAAATCAAATTTATTAATTAAATTTGGCATTTTCCGGCACCATCTGAAGCACAAGTTCCACCAATTCCCCAATTATGCCATTTACAAAAATTACCATCAGCTTGAAAATATCTCTGGCATGTCTGTTTATCTTCTGCTTCTGAATCAAAAGTATCAAAATCAACATCGCGGCAGTTACTTATTAGAGACCTTTGAGCAGTTCCTGAAGGTAAAGTATTTTGAGGATCAATACGTGATGTCCCAGTTTTACAGGATGGTGGTGGTGTACAACCTGAAAAGGCCCATTTAGGATTTGTTCCGCAGTTACTTATTTTAACAGAACCTTGATATGCTTTTGTATTATCGCATTTCATTTTTGTGACATCTATTTTATTGGGTTTTACAAAACCAGAAGAAGTATCAAAATCAGAGTGTGAATCTAATTCTAAACTCCACGCAATCGAACCTGAATTTATATAACCTGTTGGGATATTTTCAGGGGGTTGGCATTTCTTACTTTCACAGCATTTATCAGTAGTACATTCTTCAGTTCCGCAGATAACATTACTTTTTAAGTCACCATAAGGACATTCATATGGATTACCTAGTAAATCAAAATTACTACAGCTATACATTTTTTCTTCACAACAAATCCCTTGTATATCTTCTTGATCGCATGTTCCACAACCTCTAGTGCGATTTACAGTTTTATTAGAAGGACAATTAAAAGTTCCTTTATTATATTCTGAAAAACATGAACCTAATGTTTCTTCTTGTTCTTCGTCTTCTTCACCTTCTGATGTTCCAGAAGCATTTTGATTACTGTAAAAATAAAATAATATTCCACCAACTATTAATAAAACACCTATACCAGCAAATAACAACATTTTATCTGAATCTTGAGAAACTGATCCTGTGCTTACAGATGCACTAGCTGGTGCTGGTGTTGGTGCTGGTGATGGTGTAGTTGTTCCTTTTCCATTATCACCACCCCTTTTAGATAATTTTCTTGGCATATATATATATATTATAATAAATAAATAAATTTGATAATAATTTTTTTATTTTACAAAAATGGAATTAGAATATCCTATTCTTTTCCGAAATGCGAAAAATAATCTTATAAAAAATATATATCATGATATAAGGAACACAAATGTTGCCGTTAGGTTTATTATATATGATCCAAAAAAGAAAACAATTATTAAAATTGGTGAATCCCAGGCTCTCCCTCAAAATTCCGCTAAAATCTCAATACATGCTGAGAGGTCCGCAATAAAAACATGTTTGCGAATAGATCCAAAAAATAAATATAATATTTATATTTGGCGATGGACAAAAGATGGTAAAATTAAAAAGAAAACTTGTTGTAAAGAATGTACTAAATTAGCCCAAAAATTAAATTTTGAACATAGAATCTTTACATTTGAAAATGATAAAATAATATCTGCTATTGAAGATAACCCAGAATTAAGTTTGGGTTATAGTATAAAAAAATGAATAATATTTTAATAATTTTTTTTATAAATTTGAATTTAAAAATTTCTTTTTTATTATATAAATATTTAATGACAAAAAATGAAGAATTAAAAATTGTAAAAGAATTACATGAAAAATACCCCGAAGCTTTACAAAAATCTGTGAGAGATAATGGCCAATTTAGAGAAGGATCTGATAATAAAATAATAAGGTTTTTAACTGAAAAAGGTACCGAAGAAGATTTAAATAAATATTATAAATGGAAAGAGATGAGAAATTTAAGGCTAGGAAAGAATATAGAAAAAACTGATAAAAAGGTTGATGAGAAAGGAGAAGTAAATAAACAAGAAAAAAATACAGAAGGAAAAAATACAAAAGATAATCTAGAAATAAATGTAGAGAAAAATATAACTATTGAAGATAAAATATCACCTTATTATCAGGATAATTCAAATAGAATTTATAATCTTGATTGTTTAATAGGTTTGAATAAACTTATAAATGATAATGAAGAAATAGAACTAACAATTACTTCGCCACCATATTTCAATGTTAAAGACTATGTAAATTATGAAAACTATAAAAAATATTTAGATTTCTTAAAAGAAATCTTTATTAGAATTTTAAAGATAACTAAACCGGGTCGTTTGTGTATTGTTAATATAAGTAATATATTAATTATTAGAGAATCTCGAAATAGTGAAAGTAAAAGAATACCATTATCATTTCATTTTGTATCACTTATGGAAGAAATAGGATGGCAATTTATAGAAGATATTATTTGGCTAAAACCTGAGGGTGCAGCAAAGAATAGAAATGGTGGATTTTATCAACATAGACAACCTGTAGCATATAAGCCCAATGTAGTAAATGAATATATATTTGTATTCAAAAAACCATGTGATTTTCTAATAGATCAAGTAGTTCGAAGTTATAATAGTTTAGATTCATTAAATAGTAAAGTTATTGGAGATTATGAAAGAAGTAATGTTTGGAAAATTAATCCTAAGACAAATTCAAAACATCCTGCCCCTTATCCAATAGAACTCACTGATAAATTAGTTAGTTATTATTCATTTGTTGGTGATACAATAATTGATCCATTCTTTGGTTCTGGAACAACAGCTTTATCATGTAAAAAATATAATCGTAAATGTATTGGATATGAAATTCATGAAAATTATATAGAATTATTTAAGAAAGATATAATAAAAGTAAAACCTAATATTTTGATTGAGAATCTATCAATAGATAAGAAAGAATATGAAAACCTTACAAAAGAAGAATGTTTAAAAAAAATTATGAAAAATCCTAAAAAAATGATATTTGATATTCTTGTTAATATAGTACCAGATATAAAATATAATATGTCTAAGGAATTATTATCTGAAAAACTTTATAATAATTTATTTATGTGATCTTGATGAAGCCTTTTGAGAATTAAAATCACCATTTTCTTTACCTTTTCTAGCATGACATACTTTACATATCGTTATTAAATTATCTGGAATATTATTATGATGATCTCCATCCAAATGATCCATATCATAACAATCGCGTGGAAATTCAGAATAACAATTTGGGTCCATAGGACATTTAAAACCTAATCGCCCGTCTTTATTTTCACAATATATTTTTTTGTGGAAAACTATTCCAGGTAATTCTTTACCTTTTATGCGTGCAGAACTACAGCGGCCACATTCGGTTTTTAAAGATGGATCACCTTGTGGGGTCCAATGCCGAATAGCTACTTCATTAAAACAGTTTTCATTGATGCAGATTGGTATCTTGCGACCAGATTCTTTGTATTTATCTAAATATTCTTTATTTTTAGATTTCTTGGGAGATCCATTCGATAATCTAGGATTTTCATCATTAGTTAAGTTTTCTGGTTCATTTGTGGAATTTGGATGAATATCTTCATTAAATGTAGCATTTTGTTTTTCCATATAGCTAAATAAAATTATTATTTTGTTTTTAAATCAAAAACTTTTTCAAATTTTTTAAGATAATTATAAACCTTATCATTTGATAAATAAATTGTCCCTTGAAGATTATAATTATCCGAATAATTCATAGTATCTTTAAATTCCTTGAAATTACCTGTAAAAATTGGTTTATCAGATAGTAGTAAAACATTTCTATTTGTTTGACCGACATTTTCTGACCATGAATCTAATCTTGAATCGGGACCATACACATTTAGAATCTCAAATATTTCAATAAAACCTTTTGTTTTTACACCTTCTCTTACTTTCAGACAATTAAATACAAAAGCAAATAGATCACCTTTTCCTGCCAGATTAGCTTTCGAATCGTCCCAAAGATGTATCATATTTTTTTCAATTCTAGATTTCTGTTCACAATAATCAATATTAGATTTTGATGATTTATTATTATTAATAGGTGTTAATACTAAATTTTTATCAGAATATACACTATTTGAATTATTTTTAATATAAGCTTTTGCTTTCATTAAAGACATTATTTAGAAAAGATATTTTAAAATAAAAAATTATACTTGTTCAAATTTATAAAAGAACTTAAATCAACTCAAAACTAATACGATACCAATGTGTAATATTTTCTCTATCAAATGTTACTTCATAATGATAATCTGATATTTTTTTTGCCTTTTCTTCTAATATTTGATTCCCATAAATATATGGTTTAAAACAATAATTTTCTTTCGTATAAATATTAAATTGTAAATCAACAGAAAATGATTTGAAAAATTCTTTCATGACCATTATATCTGATATTTCTAATATAGTAACGTCAACCTTATTATCTTCTGTTCCATATTTAAACTGTAGTGCTTCTATTAAAATATGTAATAATTGTTCAAAAAGATGTTTTTGTAATGTCTTTCCTTCATCAGGTAAACCACACTCTAATTTAATAGTTCCTTGTGGTTGTGGTTCTTTAGAAAAAACATATTCAATAAATGATTCTTCTTTATCATCTTTATATAATGTATCTTCGGTTTCCATTTTATAATATAATTAAATAATAATTAAATATTTTACGTATATAAATTATAAGTTTTATCAGAACTTGTATCTATCAATTCTTCAAATAATTTAATATTATCTTTTAATTCTTCTGGTTCATCGAGATATGTTATCAACCATTTTTGTAACATAGCTGTTGTATATTTTTTTCTCTGAATCATTTTATAAATTTCTTTCATTAATTCTTCTTTTTCTGGAAAAAAACGATTAAATATCATTTCATATTGATATTTTGAACAATATGTAAATTTAATAATTTTATCAGCACGCATAGGTCTTATGAGTGCCTTATCAAGTCTCTCTAAATGATTTGTGGTAATAATTGTTATAAGATCTTCTTGTGAATAAAGGCCATCCATGAAATTTAAGATACAACTAAAAGAAATACGATTATCATTACTTTTATCTCTATCAATATAAAGAGCATCGATATCTTCTAATACAAATAAACAATTTTTAGGAACTTTATTTATGGCAACAATAAAATTATGATCATTGAGATCTCTGTTATTAAAATCAATCGTAGCAATATCTTTATTTAACATACTCGCAATACTATACATAAGGCTTGATTTTCCGGTTCCAGGAAGCCCCGAAAAAATAAGATTTAATTTTGAATGTATCCCAAAAGATTCTAATTTTTTTTTATAATCTTTATCATGGAATTTATCAATACATTTTTTTATTTCAGCTTTAATATCGGGATCAAGAATAACTGTATCAAATTTCCTTTTATTTATTCTCTTAAGATCATCCCAAAATCCGTCTGAGTACGACCATAGCATCATTTTTTCTTTTTTAACTGGAAATTTTTTATTCTCATCATATTTTTCTCTTGCTTCAAGCATAAATTTTTTCATAATCTCAACATATTTATCATTTGATATATCTTCTTTTTCTTCAAATTTTAATTTAATAATTTCATATCTTCCA